AGGCTCGCCCCCCCCCTCTGATCCTGTAGGCACGCCTGCGCTTTCAGGGTTATTTACTTGGCTGATTTGCCCTACTATATCCAGCTCCTCAATGACTAACCTTTTATATCCGTTGTTGATAGTAAATTGGCTCAATGTGTCTAATATTCTCCTCCGAAGCTGCTTTATCACGGTATTGTTGTAGAGAGCAAAAGAGTTGATTATTTCGTTTGCGTTTCCAGATAGGTTGCCCGAACCGGATAGCCCTGCTAGCGTAGGAGAGGTTAGCCTATGAGCCGAGATTATTTTTTGAAATATGATAGTATCTACATTATTGTAAATATCTGAGTTGTTACTGGCTGTATAGGAGGTTACTACAGGCTTGACCTCTTGGCTCTCTCCCCAAAGGACTACTATGCTATTCGCTCCATTAGTTCCCGAATAGCTTTCCTGTATGTCTTTTTGAAATTGGCCTTTTTGTTCCTCGCTGGGGTTGCTCGGCATTGTGATAATAGTAGAGGGTACAAATCCGTTATTGATAGAGTTCCGGTAAAATCTACCTAATAATCCATCCGCCTCTATAAAATGGAGAGCTGAAAAATATTGAGGTATAGGGTAGTAATCTAGGCTTGGCTCATAATCTCTATAGTAGAATAAATACGGAGTACCTTTTTTGAGTTCCTCCGATCCGTAAGCTCGTATCTCTACCGGAGCTAATTTGCCTGTGGTCTTTTTCCAATCGTTAGACAAAAAGAAACTTAGATTGATTCCGTATTCGTTTGTTTCTCCTATCCTGATTTTGCTGAAATCGGTATGATAGAGGCTTACGCTCTTTTCGTTTTCATTGAGAATAACCTGAAAACAAAATCCTCCGAAAGTAACATAGTCTTTCGCTATTTTTTCTATCAAAGAATCCCAATCGTCATTCGGGTTAGGTTGTCCGTAATATTCGCTATCGCTAACTCCGGCTCCGCAAATATATGTTACCTTGTTTTCTATGACTGCTTTGTTAATTGCAGATTCGTTATTAAGCTCTATAAGCCTTTGAGGCAATAAATTGTCCTTATCGTAATTTATCCAGCCCTTAGTATTCTTAGAAAATGTCGGATATGATTTTACACTTTCCGACATCTTAATAACCATGTATTTTTTATCCTCTTTCTTTTCCATTTTCAAGATGTTTTAAAAAAAATGTCTAATACATATAAGACATTTTAATTTTTATATGATGAAAAAAGAGAATGAGAGAATTAAAATAGAGTTTGGCGATACAGTTATAGAAGTTCCTAGAGGCTGGGAGCATATAAGTCTATCAGACTATGAGCGTATATGCCTCCTGAAACCTGAGACTAAGCTAGAATTTATTCAGTATGTAGCGGATATATGCAAAATAGAAGCTAGCGTATTTATAAAAGCTCCTGTACAGCTATTCGAGTTAGTGTCTAATGCTATAGAGTTCATTTTTAAGCCTGATTTTAAGCCGTGCAATGAAATAGAGATTGACGGAGTGAAATATACTATTTCTTTTGCCGACAAATTGACGCTCGGAGAGTGGGTAGACTTTGAGGCGGTAATAGAAAGCGATAGCGAAACTAAGCTAACAGAGCTACTAGCAATATTATGCAGGCCTAAAGGAGAAAAGTATGACCCCAACTTAATAGATAAACGGATAGAAGTATTTAAAAATCTGTCATGTGATAAGGCCTTACCTCTTATCAGTTTTTTTTTGCTCAAAAAGAAAAAATCAGAGGAGATTTTGAACCATTATTTAACGGTGGTGGAGCAGGCCGGCCAATATCTAAAGGATATAGAAACTTTTGCACAAAATGGGGATGGTATAAAACGATTGCCGATTTGGCAGAGGATAAGATATTACTATTTGATGAAATCACTAAGAAAAGAGTTGTCGAAGTTTTCGGATTTCTCCTCTATAAATCCGACAAATCAAAAGCCGAGGAAGAACAATACAATTTTGAAAAACAAATAAAAAGATGATAACAACTATTATAAATATATTCCGCAAACAGGCTAGAGAGCATAAAGCTATAAAGGCTTTCTATTATAATCGCAACTATGAGCTAGGGAGCGGTAAAGATATTTACCCTCTGTTTTGGCTGGAGTGTCCGATAAATGGACGCAATAAAGACAACGTGTTTATAAATTCTATAAATTTCTCTATTCTCTTTACTCCTGACCCTGAAAAAACAATAGAACATCTACAAAATTTGGCTTTCTCTATAGGCCTGAATATCATAGAACGCATAAAACAGGATAGAGGCTCTGAGATAAGTATTATAGCTGATTGGAACTACACAACGCTGAGAGATTATTACGACGATAACGCTATAGGCTGTAGATTCTCTGTAAATTTTACTCAACGGAATTTACAAAACCTTTGCCTCATAAATGAGCAATTCGACGAAAACGGAGAGTTTAGCGAAAATAAGCCGATAAAAGATTTTGAAGTAAAACCGGCAAACAACTGTGAGACATTTGTAAATAAGTTTCCGACATTTGATCTAAAGACTAGAAAATGAATGAGGCTACACTAAAAGTTATAGAGGCTATAGCGAATGATGTACTAACTCTTTCTCATTTGATATTAGAGGACGATTCAATAAGCACCAATAAGAAAGTTAATAAAAACACATTGTCGAGCAGTATGCTAAAAAAGAATGTTGAAACCAAAATAGCGAGCTTAGACAGCCCGGTTATCATAAATACTTTTTTTGGAAACTATATAACCTATATCGAGAATGGCAGAAAGCCCAAACAGGGTAAGCAGCCTCCAACGGGCGCGCTCAGAGATTGGGCACTGTCTCGCGGAATACCTACCGACAATAGCACTCTCTTTCTGATAGCGAGGGCAATATGGAGAGACGGATATGAAGGGCGGCCTATTATAGCGACTTTGGAAAAGGAGATAGAGGAAAGTTTTGATAAGGAACAATACGATAAATTATTCAATGCAGTAACAAACGAATTAACTAAATATTTTAATTAATGGGATTTTTTACACAAGACATAGCAAAAGAAAGTGAAACGCCTGCTATTGTTTCTCTTTCTAGTAATCCTAACTATATACAGTTTGAGAGCCTAAACGACCCCTCAGAAAACAAGCATATAGAAATATCGCTACAAGTGTTAGATACTAGCGTAGACTTAGAAAAGACAGAGATAGTTATAGTAGAGTCTAGGTATAATGCTCGGCATGAATTAATCGGTACTCGCAGTAGAAGTGAAGTTAATAATAGCACTTTCTTTATACATGAGGATAAGGCGATAACAGCCGAGAATATTAGAGCCTGCCTTATGTCTGATATTTTCTTTCGGAGTAATTTTTATATGACTATACCAGCCGTTAATAATACCTCATCGCTGGATAACGGAGCTACAATTATCATAAAGTCAATAGGTACAGGTGCAAATTACGCTTTTACTTTCGAGGCTATAAATAATAGCTTTATAAAACTAACAGGTAATCCGAGTAATACCAGCAATAACGATACTATAAATAACGGAGCTGGAGACTGTGAGATAGATTTAGAGCTTTACCGAGATACTAATATATTTCTAGGAGTAGACGATACGCCACAAAACAGCGTATCTATAGGCTCTTACATAACGAAACTAACAAAGGCCTACTATAATAATCCTATTTGGTTTGATCTTAACTCTCTGATAGGTAGTAGTAAAGTTTTCTCTAGCGATTTCCTTAGTTTTGATAGCTGGAGCAATACAGGAACGGTTACAGATTTTAGGTTTATAGCTCGAAAATTCGACGGAGTGAATAGAGAGCCGTTTTATATATCTAACGCTCTGTATGCTATTACAGGTTATAACCGAAACCTAGAGGCTAACGATCTATCGGAGTACGTCTACAATACTCAGGTTAAAAACATAGTAAAACCTCTGACAAAACAGCCTACACTAAATCACATAAAAGGACAAAGGCAATACTTTAATTTTCTTTTGTCCGATCCTGACAGAAATATAAATCTAGGAGCTGGAGAGTATAATTTAGGAATAATGTACAAATTGTATTCTCAGTCTAGAAAACTTATAGGCCGAGTTATAGCACATGAGCAAAACCGAAAATTATTTAATATAGCTAATACAATCAGGCTAGATATTGACGGAGCTATAGAGGATTATAATGTAGGTTACGTAGAAGTTTGTTTGTGTCGATCAGGAGTAGAAATTAGCGATCCTCTGAAATTTACTATTCTGCCTGAGTGTCTGTATAAGATTAACGATTTCGCTTTTCTCAATTCTTTAGGAGGCTGGAGTAGCTTTAACTTTTCAGGAACGGAAACAACCGATTTCAAAACCTCAACTAATGTTATATCCAAAACTCAAACTCCTAAACATACAATAAGTAGCGAGATTGAAAGCGTCTACAGCAAAGAAGTAGACGAAAAATTTATAGCTCAGACAATGCCTATAAATGAGACTGTAGCTAATTGGTTAAAAGAGCTGAGTAGCTCTATAGCTGTCTACGAACTTTCGACAAAACGATACATCATAGTAGACGAGTTGAATATAAAACCTAACTCTAAAGATGAGCTATTTAGGTTAGAAATAAAGTATCATTATTCTGATTCTTATAATGCTCTTTTAGAATGAAAACAACTAGCGTATTCGATAAAAATTTAGATGCTTACAATAACAAATTTAGATATATTGTAAACAAAGGCTCTACACGTTCCTCGAAAACGTATAGCCTTTTACAGCTATTATTTCTTATAGCTAGATTCTCGGCAAAGCCTAAAGTAATATCTATAGTATCCGAAACTATGCCTCATCTTAAAAAAGGCTGTATAAGAGACTTTAAGAAAATATTACAAGATGAGAATGTTTGGAATGAAAATAATTGGAATAAAACCGAAAGCACATATCAGTTAAACAGTTCTATTATAGAGTTCTTTTCCGTTGATAATTCGAGCAAAGTACACGGCCCGGCTAGAAATATACTTTATGTAAACGAGTGTATAAATATCAGCTATGAAACATACTCTCAGCTAGCTATTAGAACTACTGAAACAATCTTTTTAGATTGCAACCCTAATTTTGAGTTTTGGCTAGACACTAAAGTTTTGCAGATTCCAATTAGTGAGGACACACCAAAAATACTTATAGAAAATCCGAGAGCTTTACTCATACATTCTACTTATCTAGATAATGAACATTTAACAGAGGCTCAGATAAAAGAGATAGAGTCTCGCAAACACGAAAAGGATTGGTGGCGTGTTTACGGATTAGGATTAACAGGAGCGTTTATAGGCTCAATTATGGATGATTGGGACGTAGTAGACGAAATGCCTACAGAGTATAAAAAACGCTGGATCGGTATAGACTTCGGATTTACTAACGATCCTACAGCAATAGTAGATGTTAGGCTGTCGGATGGGGAGCTATGGATAGACGAACTATTATACTACAAAGGATATGATAATATAATGATCTCAAATCATTTAGAAGAAATAGGAATACCTAAAGACATTGAGATAGTAGCCGACTCGGCCGAGCCTAAAAGTATCTCCGAAATACGATCTAGAGGCTGGAGAATAGAGGGAGCTATAAAAGGAAAGGATAGCATAAATACAGGTATATCTATCCTCAATCGCTATAAAAAACATATCACTCGTAGGAGTACAAATATCATAGAGGAGTATAGAAACTATCGCTGGCAAACCGATTTAGAGGGTAATCCTGTAAATATTCCTATTGACAAATACAATCACTCTATAGATGCTCAGAGGTATGTATGCCTGAATAAATTGATAGAGAAAAATAGTAGTCTCAGCTATTCGATCATAAGAGGGAGAGTTTAGCTCACTTTTATACTGTAATAATGAAAGTATAAATGTAAGTAAAAGAATAAGGCCTATAAGTCTCATATTTGAAACGAATAGAAACCAGCTAGAGTTACTATCATAAAAATATAATAATGTCTTAAATAAAGAATTTGCTAAAAATAAGGATATGAATATAGAGTTATACATTAATAAACAGCTATGCGACATAGAGGATACTAAAAAATTCTCTATAGCTTTCAAACGACAATTCTTAAACCCTGCTGAGCTGAATACTAAAGATGCTCAAAAATCATATGATATAACATTACCTACTACAAATAGGAATAATAG